GCTGTTTGATGATTCTTTGATAAATGCAAGCCCGAAAGAAAAAATGCAAATGATTGAAATGATGTATAGAGCCTATACAGCGTTAATTAAAAAAGCTAAAGACAATGGATATGCAGAACTTGAATCTGAATATAGATGCTACAAATACAAAAACAACAAAATAGCTATTGTCTGTGACCTGGAGTGTGAATTGCCTAAATTAAAACAGCTACATGCAAAAGATAAGGATGTGGTGCTATTTAGTATAGAAGAGCTGTTTAGATTTATGCATCCAGACTACTTAGAAGCAAAGGAAATATTTAAACAGCAAAACATAGACATAAGTTTTAAAAGGGTGAGCTACACATGACTAATAAAGATATTACAGTTTGGTTTAGTTGTGGAGCTGCCAGTGCCGTAGCGGCAAAGAAAACCATTGATTTATATGGAGATACAAACAGGGTAAGGGTGGTAAATAATCCTATAAAAGAGGAGCATCAAGATAATCAGAGATTTTTAAAAGATATTGAGCAATGGCTAGGTGTAGAGATTGAGTTTGCAATAAATCCAAAGTTTCCAGAACAATCGTGCGAGACTGTTTGGCGTGAACGCAAATATATGTCTGGTAATTTTGGCGCGCCTTGTACTACACATTTAAAAAAGCATGCAAGACAAGTTTGGGAGATTAATAATCCAACTGATTATATTGTTCTCGGTTTTACTGTTGATGAGAAAAAAAGAGCTGCAAGGTTTAAAGACAATCAAAAGGATAATTTATTAACTGTATTAATTGATGAGAATATAACCAAGCAGGGTTGTTTTGATATCTTGTTAGAGGCTGGCATTAGGCCAGAGATATATTCTTTTGGCTATCCCAACGCTAATTGTATTGGTTGTGTTAAGGCTAGTTCACCTACTTATTGGAATTTGGTAAGAAAAACATTTCCAGATGTGTTTGAAAAACGTGTGAAGTTGTCAGATAAATTAGGCGCTAACTTGGTTAGATATAAAGGTAAAAGGATTCCACTAAGAGAGCTGCCAGCAGATGCTAAAGGTAGGGATTTGAAATCTTATGATTTTGAGTGTGGCGTTTTTTGTATTAAGGATAATACACATGACTAAATGGCATGGAGGCAAAGGCTCGGGCAGACGTTCTGAAGATAAAAAGAAGATAGATGCAAACTGGGATGCTATTTTTGGCAAGAAGCAGAAAAGTAGCTGGTTTGATAGATTTTTAGAGTGGTCATTTCAAAAACAAGCAAATAAATTATTTAAAAGGAGAAAATAATGAGTAAAGATTTAATAAACGCACCAGAACATTACAGAAAGGGATCTGTGGAATGTTTAAGCTATATAAAACAACAGCTAGGGTCTGAGTTTCCCGCTTACTTAGAAGCGTCTGCTATTAAGTATTTGCACAGGCATAAATTTAAAAACTCCAACATACAAGACCTTGAGAAATGTGTTTTCTTTGTAAATAAGTTAATTGACCATTACAAAAGTTTATAATTATCAATATGGAAATAGATAAAGATAAATTAAAGAAAATGATTAAGCAGGGCAAATCTTCACACGATGCAGCTATGTCTTTTGGCTGTAGCCCGTCTACAGTTCGCAGAAAAGCTGCTGAGATAGGGTTAAGGTTTAAAGCTAAATCAACCTGGAGGAATGATGCAACTAGACATACAGACTAATATAAAAGAGGTAACCAAAAACTTAAACATAATACAAAAGAAACAAATACCATTTGCAGCTTCAGTAGCAATGAACAGAGTTATATTTGGCATGCAAAAGGCTGAAAAGAAAAAGGTTGATAGAGTGTTTGATAATGCTACCAAGTTTACCAAGACTGGCTTTGTTGTTGTGAAGTCAACAAAGAAAAACCTAACAGCTGAACTGTATATCAACAATGATGGTAAGAAGAGTAGAGCTTCATATATGCAGTATGAGGTTAGCGGTGGTAACCGCACACCAGACAATGTGGCTATCGCAGTGGTAAGGCAAGGCAACTTCACAGGCAAGACTACCCAAGCAGGCAACTTTAGGAAGGGCGCTATCAATAAAATGAAAGCGCAGCGTGCAAAGTTTTTCTTTGGTAAGCCAAAAGGTCAAAGGTTTTCAGGTGCATCCCAGGGCATTTGGGAGAGGTATGCCAGAGACACAGACACACCACGAATAAGGCAGATAGCATTGTTTACAAAGTATGCTAAATACAAGCCCTTGTTCCCATTTTATGAGACTGCTAACCAGGTAGTCTTTGGTAGAGGTGGTTTTAAACGACAATTTGAAAAGGCTCTTCGTCAAGCCCTTCGTACAGCTAAGTGATAGGTTCTTTCAAGCATAGCCAGTATGGGTTATTCGCGACCCGTTATTTTCTTAGTCACAGACTATTTGCATTAAGGTAATTTCTTTTTTTATGGCAACACAAAAACAGATATCTGAACATTTGAACATGAGTCCAAAAAGAGTCTCAGAACTTAGAAGAGATGAGATATTAAGCAGTAACGATATTGACACTTGCAGAATTGAATACATTGTATATTTGCGGAAACTTGGTGGTTTTAATAAAAAAAATGGAACTGGTGATATTGCTGAGGAAAAAACGAGACTAACTAAAGCCCAAGCAGATGCAGCAGAATTAAAAGTATCAGAGCTAGAAGGCGAATTAATACCAGCTAAATTGGTTGAAGATACCTGGACTGAGTTGGCTGCTGTTATAAGGGTAAAACTATTAGGGTTAGCATCTAAAATATCTCATTTAGTTTTAGGTGCAAAAACATATCAAGATATAGAGCAAATTATTAACAAACAAATTTACGAAACTTTAAATGAACTAGCAGAAAGCAATGGAATACCTAAAGAATATGCAGAACGTGCTGAACAGCACAATGCAAACACTAAAACCACCACCGAAACTAACGATTAGCGAGTGGGCGGATAGCTACAGAAAACTATCACCAGAATCATCTGCTGAGAGTGGATCTTGGCATACATCTCGTTGTGAATACCAACGTGAAATCATGGATAGTTTTAACCAGGTAGATATTGAACGTATAGTAGTTATGACTAGTTCACAGGTTGGTAAGACTGAAATCTTATTAAATGCTATTGGTTATTATATTGACCAGGACAGTTCACCAGTTATGGTAGTGCAGCCAAATCTAACCATGGGACAGGCTTTTAGCAAAGACAGGCTTGCAGCTATGATTAGGGATAGCAATACTTTAAGAGAAAAAGTGTCAGATGCTAAAAGTAGAGATTCAGGCAATACCACTATGCATAAAAAGTTCCCGGGCGGTCATATAACCATATCATCTTCTGGATCTGCCGCAGGTCTTAGCAGTAGACCGATCAGAATATTATTGCTAGATGAAATAGACAGATTTGAACATAATGTAAAAGGTGAAGGTTCGCCAATAGCATTAGCAACAGCTAGAACAAAAACCTTTTTTAATCGCAAAATCTTTATGTGTAGCACACCAACTATCAAAGGTATATCAGCTATAGAATCTGCATTTGAGGAATCAGATCAAAGGTTTTACAACGTGCCATGCCCTGAGTGCAATAGTATGCAGGTTTTGAAATGGAGTAATGTTATATGGGATGAGGACAAGCCAGAAACAGCATGTTATGCATGTGGTGATTGTGGTGCATTAATTGATGAATCACAAAAACAATGGATGATTAGTAATGGTAAGTGGATAGCTACAAAGCAAAGCAATAAGACAGCAGGCTTTCATATATCAGAGCTTTATTCAGTTTGGTCAACTTGGTCAGAAATGGCTTTTAATTTTTTAGAAGCTAAAAAGAATCCAGAAACACTAAAAACATTTGTAAATACTGCTCTTGGTGAAAGTTGGACTGAAGAGGGTGACACAGTAGAGCATGAAGATTTATTAGATAGAAGGTTAAATTATGACCATAGATCAATACCAGAAAAGGTTTTGGTTATTGTTGCAGGGTGTGATACGCAAAAAGATAGAATTGAAATTACTTTAACAGGATTTGGTAGAGATTATTGTGCATATGTAATAGACCATCTTATATTTTGGGGTGATCCAAATGCAGCAGTTGTTTGGTCTGAAGTTGATGAGTTTTTAAAATCTAGGTTTAAAACAGATTCTGGCAGGGTTATGCCTATATCTTGCACCTGCATTGATAGTGGGGGTTTATCTACAAACCAGGTTTATCAATTTACCAAACCAAGGCAAGCCAGGAGAATATTTGCAATTAAAGGTTCAAGTGTTGCTGGTAAGCCAATTGCAAGTAAGCCAAGTTATGTTGGTAAAAATAAGGCAGTTTTATATAGTATTGGTACAGATACGGCAAAAGAAGCAATTTTTGCGCGTTTAAAAGCAGATCCAGATAAATCTATGCTTTATTTTCCAAGTTCTGTAGATGAGGATTATTTTGCACAGCTAACAGCAGAAAAAAGGGTGGCAAGGTTTGTAAGAGGTAGAAAAACATTAATATGGAAACAAATAAGGCCTAGAAATGAAACTTTAGACTGTTTAGTGTATTGCTTTGCTGCTATTTATATTTTAAACCCAAATTGGGACTCTTTAGAGTTAAATGCTATGCCTGGTCAGCCTGTTGCCACACCAAAAGATGATAAAAACCCATTAATAAGACAAAGAACAAGGCAAAAGGGTAATTTTGTTAATAGTTGGAAGGATTTATAAATATCATACCTGTAGTGTTGACTTTTTTTATTTGGCTCATAACTTAAATAATAGATATATCTAATAATTTTAAGAGGTTTTTTGCTTGAGCAACATATTTAATAGATCTAATTATGTAACAAAAGAGCCAAACGATTTAGTCGTTGGTGATTATTGGGCATGGAAAAAAGAGGATCTTGCCACAGATTATCCTACTAGCTCTTATTCTTTAAGCTATAGATTCCATTGTGACTCTGGTGGCGGTGGTTCACATCAATTTACCATTAATGCTGTAGAGGCTGATGGAATTTATTACATAGAAGTCCCATCAACAACTACTGATAATTATAGTCCGCATGATTATATATGGGGTGCATACATAACTAGAACGTCTGATAGTAGCAGAGTGCAAGTTGGTGAGGGCAAAATAACAATTTTACCTAATTTAGCTGATACAAATGCAGATTTAAGATCACATGCTAAAAAAGTGCTTGATAGCTTAGAAGCTGTTATTGAAGGCAGAGCCACAATTGACCAAAGCAGTATGTCTATAGCTGGCAGATCTTTATCAAGAATGTCAGTAGATGAATTGCTTACATTCAGAAACAGGTATAAGTCTGAGTATTTGCAAGAAGTCAAATTATCAAGATTAAAAAATCATAATGTTTCTGGTAATACTATTGGAGTAAAATTCTAATGGCATGGTATAGCAACATAATTAATAGACGAAAAAAAGATACACAGATAAAACTAAACAAAAGAACATACCAGGGCGCTAATGTTGGGCGTTTGTTTTCGGACTTTTCATCAACTTCTGCTTCTGCTGATTCAGAAATACAACCCAATATCAGAATATTGAGAGCTAGAGCTAGAGAATTAGCTAGAAATGATTCATATGTTGCTAGATATCTAAACTTGATGATCTCTAATGTAGTTGGTAAGTCTGGTATAAGAATTAGTTCAAAAGCTAGAGACACAAATGGAACTTTAGATATAGGTGCAAATCAACAAATTGAAGCTGCCTGGAAACAATGGTGCAAAAAAGGTATTTGTGTTGCAAATGGCAGAATGTCATTTTTAGATGCACAAAAGCTGTTTGTTGAAACTTTATATAGAGATGGTGAGGTTTTAGTTCAACACATTCCTACCAGTAGTAATAAATTTGGTTACATGATTCGTTTTTATGAAGCAGATCACTTAGATGAAGATTATAACGATACAGCAAAAAATGGTAATGCAATTAAAATGGGTGTTGAAGTTGATCCATTTGATAAACCTGTTGCTTATTACATGTTTAAAGATCATCCATACGATACATTACACTCAAAAACAAGAAAACACATAAGAGTGCCAGCAAGTGAATTGTTGCATGTTTATTTGTGTAACAGGCCAGAGCAAACAAGGGGTGTTTCGCCTATTTCTACTGCAATGGCCAACATAAAGCTTTTAAATGGTTATTTTGAAGCTGAGATTGTAAGCGCAAGGACTGCAAGTAGCAAGATGGGGTTTTTTACTAGTCCAGACGGAAATTCATATGTTGGTGATGGTATAGAAGACAATTATGCGCCAGTTATGAACGCTACGCCTGGTACTTTTGAACAATTACCTGCTGGCATGTCATTTCAACAGTTTGATCCTAGCCATCCATCAACTGCTTTTGATTCATTTACAAAGTCAGTATTGCGATCAATAGCATCAGGTTTAAATATTTCATACCATTCTTTAAGTAATGACCTTACATCAGTAAATTACAGCTCAATAAGACAAGGAGCTTTAGAAGACAGAGCTGCTTACCAGATAGCACAACAGCTAATGATAGATCATATGATTGAGCCAATATTTAAAAAATGGCTTGAAATGTCTATATCAACAGGAGCTATAAAGCTGCCAATTGAAAAATTTGATAAGTTTTTTGGCTCAACTAATTACATTGCAAGAGAATGGGCTTGGATAGATCCTTTAAAAGAGATCCAGGCTAATGTTGTTGGTTTACAAAATGGTATTACAACATATTCAGATATAGCAGCCGCCCAGGGAAGAGATGCAGAAGAGCTTATGGAAATGCATCAAAAAGAAAAAGATTTAATGAAACAATATGACATCAAGTCAGCATATCAACCATTTGGAAATAAACAGCCTGTTCCTGCTGATGGTTTTGATGAGGAGGATGAATAAATGTCAAAAAATTTAATAACAACTAACGAGGTAAACGAAATGGATGATATTAAAAAAACAAACACCATTTCTAAAGCTGATAAAGCAGAAATGGTAGTTGATGTTAAGCAAGATGAGCAAGATAGAACAATTGATGGTGGTATAACCTATAGAACAATTGATTTATCCAAATCATCTTACATTGATGAGGAAAAACGAACTGTAAAACTTGGAGTTTCAAGTGAGCAGCCAGTTGCCAGGTCATTTGGTTTAGAGGTACTAGACCATAAAAGTACATCTATAGACACTGAGTTTATGGATAGTAAAACAGCACCCTTTTTACTTGACCATGATATGTCTCAAGTTATTGGTGTTGTTGAGGATTTTAAGATTGACGAGACTGCTAAGAGGACAACAGCAGTAGTTCGCTTTGGGAAAGGTGAGCTGGCCTCAGAAATTTTTAACGATGTCAAAGATGGTATTAGAAAAAATATCAGCGTTGGCTACAAAGTAAACAAGATGCAGCGTGATAGCAACGATATTATCGGTGATCATTACAGGGCAACTAGCTGGAGTCCAATGGAAATTTCTAGCGTTAGCATACCTGCTGATACATCAAAATTAGTTGGAGTTGGGCGGTCTAAAAATAAACAAGAATTAAATTTTAAGGATATTAAAATGTCAGAAGAAAATAAAATTGATTCAAACGCTATCAGAAATGAAGCTACTGAATCTGTAAAAGCAGAAATGCTAAAAAATGCTAAAGAAATTTCAGCATTAGGAAAGCATCACGACCAAAGAGATTTGGCTGATAATGCTATACAAAACGGAATGAGTGTTGAGCAATTTAGAGGAGTATTACTAGATAATATATCTAATGATAAACCTTTAGAAGTTGCGCCAGCAAACTTAGGCCTAAACGAAAAGCAAAGAAATGATTACTCTTTAATTAAAGCAATAAACGCATCATCAACTGGTGATTGGTCTAAAGCTGGTTATGAAAGAGAGCTATCAGAAGAGATTGCACAAAGAACTGGTAAAGAAGCTAGAGGTTTTTACATGCCTTCAGATCTTAACTGGGGTCAAAGAGATCAAACTGCTGGAACAGATTCCCAGGGTGGTTATCTAGTAGGTACAGATCATCTTGCAGATGAGTTCATTTCTGCATTATATGCAAAATTAACAGTTGGAGATTTGGGCGCAAGGGTCTTAACAGGACTTAAGGGAGATATTTCAATACCGAAACTATCAGCTCAAACAACTAATACTGCTTTTGTTGCTGAAGGTTCAGCGCCAACTGAAGGTGCTGCTGTATTTAGTCAGGTAACAATGACTCCAAAAACATTAGCGTCTTACGTTGATTGTTCAAGAAAACTAATGCTTCAGTCAGATCCTTCTGTGGAAGCTGTATTAAGAAATGACATTATTTCTCAATTTGCTAGAAAAATTGATAGCGTTGCTATTAATGGTGGCGGATCTAACGAGCCTTCAGGAATTATACCTGGTGTTGCTTCTGGAAACGTAGTATCTATGGGTACTAATGGCACAGCTCCAACATATGCAAAAATTGTTGATCTAATTAAAGCTGTTGATGTTTCAAATGCAATGGGCGGAAACCCATCATTCTTAACCAACCCTAAAGTTATTGCTGCTCTAAGAACTATAGCAAAACAAAGCGGTGGTGCTGAAGGCAACTTCATTATGGAAGCTGCAAGTGAAATATTGGGTTACAACGTAGCTTCTACAACCTTAGTTCCTTCTAACCTTGCAAAAGGCACAGGTTCTAATTTGTCAGCTGCTATCTTTGGTGACTTTACAAATGTAATGCTTGGTTTCTGGTCTGGTGTTGATGTTGTTGTTGATACAGCTTCATTATCTACTTCAGGTGGAACAAGGCTTGCATTTTTCCAAGACTTAGATGTTGCGATTCGTCACGACACTGGCTTTGGTGTGATTAAAGATATTGTTGCTTAATTAACAATATTGTTTTGGGTAGCCTTAATTGGCTACCCATTTTTTAAAGGAAAAAATTATGGAAATTAGAATTTTAAAAACAACACACGTTAGAGGTGTGCCAAGAAACGAAGGCGAAGTTGTAGAAGTTACTACCGCTGAAGCCAAACAATTTATTACAAGCGGAAATGCAGAAGATGTAAGCCATAAAGATAAGCCGCTCAAAAACAAATCAAAAAAAGTTACTAGCAAGAGATAACTATGCCAATGGAATTTAACAGAGATTTTGATGCTTATGTAAGTTCAAAAAGCGGAGCAATGGGCGAAGATGTAACCTATACACCTGCTGGCGGATCTGCATCAGCTATTACTGTTATTTTAAATCAAGAATATATTGATATAGATACAAGCAACCTTGGTGTCCAGGGTTATCAACCTACAGCATATGTAAAAACATCAGACATACCAAATATTGCTGTTGGTGATGCTATATCTATAGATGCTTTAAAAACATTGGATGGCACTATTTATAAGCCTGCAACAAATTACAAAGTTGTTAATTATGAAAATGATAATACTGGCTTTACTTCATTATTGCTTGAGGTTCAATAATGGCACATGTAAGGCAACAAATTAGAGAATATTTTGGGACAACACTAAACAACCTGGCAACAACAGGCGCAAATGTTTATGAGTCTAGGGTATATACATTGCAAGAAGATACATTGCCATCTTTGGTTATATATACAAAATCTGAATCTTCAGAGCCAATAGTTATTGGCACAGACAGAGTTATGAGCAGAGATCTATCTGTTGTTGTAGAGGCTTATTGCAAAGCTGTAAATAATTTTGACGATACGATTGACACAATTTGCAAAGAAGTAGAAGAGGCAATTGCTGCTGATAGGACTTTAGGCGGTTTGGCTAAAGATACCTATATTGAAACTACAGATATTGAATATACAGGCGAGGGCGATCAACCTGTTGGCTTTGTAACATTAAATTTTTTAACTAACTACTATGTCAAGGAATCAGATCCTGATGTGGCGGTATAACAGGAGACAATTATGCAAATGATTAGTCCAAATGGAAAACTTTCAATAAAAGTTTCACAGTCAAATGTGGAAGATATGTTGGGAATGGGTTGGAAGGAAGAAGCAATCCAGTCGAAAGACAAAAATAAATCTTCTTCTAAGAAAAAGCCGAAAGGCGAGGTGAAATAGAATGTCAACATTTAAAGGAAATGATGGTGTTATTAAACTAGGTGGATCTGGTGGAACTAACATTATTGGTGAAGTTAGGTCATATTCTTTAGAGCATACAGCAGACACCATAGAAGATACTGCAATGGGTGATGCTAATAGAACTTACAAAGATTCATTAAAGTCTTTCTCAGGTTCTGTAGACGTGTTCTGGGATGATTCTGATACTAATGGACAAGGTGCTTTTATTGTAGGAAATACTGTAGAACTAAATTTATATCCAGCAGGTGCTGGTGATACTTATTACAGTGGTTCAGCTATTGTTACTGGTGTTTCAAGAAGTGCATCATACGATGGTTTGGTTGAGGCTTCATTGTCTGTTCAAGGCTCTGGCGCGTTAGCAACTACAACAGCATAAAACAATGTCAGTAATAGATAACGCTAAAAAGCACTTTGATAGCTTAGAGACAAAAATTATAGAAGTCCCTGAATGGGGTGAGGATGAAAATATACCGCTTAAGATTTATTGCAAGCCAATAACTCTTTCAGAGACTTCTAAATTTATGAAGCTAGCAAAAGATGATGATGTGCAATTGCTTGCATATGTTCTTATATACAAAGCACTAGATGAAGCTGGTGAAAAAATATTCACTATTGCTGATAAAAAAGCCTTGTTGGAGAAGGTTGATAGAGATGTATTGATAAGAGTATCTAGTGAGATGATGAATAACATGTCACAGGACGAAGTTAAAAAAAAGTAATAAAAGATAAGCAGTTATATGTCAAATATGCATTGGCTGAAAAATTAAATAAAACTCTTTTTGAAATAGAACAAATGACAGTAGAAGAGTTTCAAGGATGGTTGGCTTATCTTGAAATTAAAAATGAGCAAACGGGAAGATAATGGCTAAAACAGACATAAGAGTTAGGCTGCTAGGTGAAAACAAAACTGGCCAGGCTTTTAAAAAATTTAAACAAGATGTAGATAAAACCCAAAGCTCTTTAAGGACTTTGCGGAATACGCTTATAGCTGCATTTAGTGTTAGAGAAATTATCCAGGCAAGTGATGCTTTTGTTGGTTTGCAAAACAGAATGGGTGCTTTAACTGGTTCGGTAGAAGGTTCTGCTGTTGCTATGGCAAACATGAAAAGAATTGCTTTAGAGTCAAGAAGTGATTTTGCATCAATTGGTGATTTATACGCAAAAATAACCTTTGCCTCAAAAAGCATGGGATTATCACAACAGGAAGTAGCAGACGCTACGCAAACTGTAGCTAATACTTTTGTTATATCAGGTGCTTCTGCAACTGAGGCTAGCAATGCATCAAGACAGTTAGCACAGGGTTTAGCATCAGGCACACTAAGAGGAGATGAGCTTAACTCTGTTATGGAGCAAAACTCAGCACTTTCAGAATTATTAGCACAAGGTCTTGGAGTCTCTACTGATAAATTAAGAGAAATGGGTGCAGCAGGTAAAATTACTGCTGATAAGATTTTACCAACATTAATAGCAGCAACCTCTAGCACTTCTGAGACTGTTGAGGGTATGAGTTTAACTGTAGGTCAAGCTGTTAATAATTTAAAAACACAATTTACAACGCTTGTTGGTAGTATTAATAATGTCACAGGTGGTATGAACGCTTTTTCTGGTGCTATAGATTATATTGCACAAAACTTAGATGCTTTATTTATACCAGCGCTAGTTGCTGTGATGGCTATAATTCCAAAACTAATTACTGGCCTAAAAACATTAATTGGTTTAGCAATGGCTAATCCATTTACACTTGTTCTTGTAGGTTTAACAGCACTAGCAACCGCAATGTATATATTTAGAGATCAGCTTAATGATCTTTTTCAAGAGTTTATACAAAAAACCTTACCAACAGCAGTTGAAAAAACTAAAATATTTTTTAACGAAGCGTTTTTAGCTTTTCAAGAAAAGTTTGTTATGCCTATAAAGCAAGGATTTACAAATTTTATTAATTTTATATTAGGTAAAGTAAATGTAGGTATAGCCAATATTAATAAACTAATAGATAAACTACCAAAAAAAATAAAAGACAAATTAGGCGTAAGCAACATACCACCAATAGATTTATTACCAGATGTTTCTAGTGAAAAAGTTACAGAATTAAAAGAAAAAATTGCTGGATATTATGCAGAAGTAGAAGACATAGCAAAAAAAGAAATTGATAAAAGCAACTTGCCTACAATTACGCAATACCTTTTTGGTGAAAATGTTGGAGCAGAGGGCGGAGAGGATGCTGGCAAAACTACAAAGAAAATTACAGACTCAATAAAAACAAGTGTTGAAGATACAACACAGGTTGTAAAACAATTTGCAGATACTATAGATGGCAAGCTAACAAGTGCTTTCCAGGACTTTTTTGATTCAACAAGCAAAGGGTTTTTAGACTTTAAAAACTTAGTTACTAATGTTGCAAATGCTGTAATAAAAGAATTAATAAACATATACATAGTCCAAAAATTAGTTGGGATGGTCAAAAGTGTTATATCTCCAGAAAAAGAAGTTACAGCTGAGGCAAATGAAGCACTGGGCGGTTTTGTTAAAAAGGGTCACACATACCTAGTTGGAGAGTCAGGCAGAGAATTATTTACACCAAGTGAAAATGGAAATATTACCAGCAATCAAGATCTTGAGCGTAAGAACAATACACAAACCAGTCCAGTTATTAACTTAAATATATCTGCTAATGACTCTGCTGGTTTTGATGATCTTTTGGTTAAAAGAAAAAATTTACTAGTTAGCATTATTTCTCAAGCAATGAATCAAAAAGGCAATGCAGGTTTAGCTTAATGAGTTTTCCAACAACAAAAAACCCACAATCAATAAGTATTAGCTCAAATAGGCCTAATACTACTTTTTATACACTTTCTGGTAAAAGAAGTGTGAATCAATTTGCAGCTCAATACTATACGTTGTCTGTAAATATGCCTCCAATGAAACAAACAGCTTACCAGGAGTACAAAGCCTTTTTAATTTCACAAAAAGGCAGTTTTAGTACATTTACATTTCAATATCCAGTAGATAATTTAGGTGTTGATAAGGATAGAACAACTGTAGCAACTACATCAACAAATGCTGTTGGAGCTACTAGCATTGCCTGTGATGGCTTTACAGCATCAACCAATGATGTTTTAAAGGGTGGTGATTTTATTAAGTTTAATGGCCATACAAAGGTTTATATGGTCACTGGTGACATAAACAGCAACAGTTCTGGTGCTTCTAGTGTATCTATTGAGCCACCATTACAAACAGCAACCGCAAACAATGAATCTATAACTGTTAATAAGCCATTTTTTACAGTAGCTTTATCATCGGACGATGTGCTTACATCAACTGATGCAAGTAATTTTTATAGCCTAAGTTTTGATATAAGAGAGGTTTTATAGTGGCTAGAAATTTGCCCTCAAACATAGTTACACAAATTAATGGATCAAATATTAGACTTGCTTATTTAGTCAAAATACAAACATCAACAAGCATACTTTTAACAGATCATTCAAAAAATATTACGTTTGATTCAGAAAATTATATTGCAGATGGTTCTTTATCAATGACAGATCAAATACAAGAAAATAGTGATTTAGAATATTCAGACATAGGTTTGCAGCTTTACAACACAACCAACAGCATAAAAAATATTTTTTTAACAAATGATTATGTAAATAAAAATGCAATTATATTTTGTGCATTTTTAGATCCTTCAGAAACCATAATAAATGCATTTGAATATTTTAAAGGCACAGTATCAGCAGCCTCAGTTTCAGATACAACTAATGGAATAATTGTTGATGTGCAATTGGCCAATCAGTTTAAAAATTGGGATATTGTCAGAGGTAGAAAATTCACAGACCAATCACAGCAAAATTTATACCCTGGTGATAAGGCCATGCAATTTGCCCACCTGGCTAAAAACGATATTAAATGGAGAGCATAAAAAATGGATTTATTCAGCGCATTAAAAATATTATTTTATGTTGGAAGTGGAGTTGCATCATATAAGTCTTACAAAAAAGCAAAAAAATTAGAAAAACAAGCCAATCAACTTTTAATACAAAAGTATGGGACTGGCGGAGGCATACCTGTTTCTTATGGAACTAGAAGGGTTGCAGGAACTGTTTTATATGCAAATACAATAAACAATAGAGAGTTATTTGTAGTCTATGCTATTTCAGTTGGAGAAATACACAGCATTAGTAATATTAAAATAGGTGGCAGGTCAGTTGCAGACACATCAGTTTTTGATCATTTTATACAAAGAAATTCTAATTACTTTGGGTCTACGCAGGCTGAAATAGATAGAATACTAGCAAACCAAGATCCACCAAATAAGCCTAGAATGGTTTTTAATTGCCATATGGGTGAAGCAGATCAGGTAGCAGATCCAATGTTAGTTGGCTGTGTTCCAGAGTGGACTTCTGCACATAGGCTAAAAGGTATTGCTTATATTGCTTGTAATTTTGATTACGATTCTGGTGGCGGTATGTTTACTGGCCTTCCAGAAATTACATGTGATGTCCAGGGCAAAAAAATATATGATCCAAGGTTGGATTCTACTGTAACAAATGGCTCTGGTAGCCAAAGAATTAACGATCCGTCTACTTTTGCATTTACAAACAATACACCATTAGTTCTATTAGATTATTTGACTAATTCAGAATATGGAAAATCATTACCAACATCAGCTATTGATATGCAGTCATTTATTACTGCTGCAAATAAAAACACCACACAACAAACCTTTACATATTCTGCAACGCTGCAAAGTTTAAGCTCTGATGGTGAAATGCGATTTAAAAAGACTGCTGCAAATTTAGCTGTTTATAATAAATTAAAAGTTGGCAATCCAATTACCATTAAAATTGGATCTACAACTTACGCGTCTGGAACTGTAGTTGGTAAAACTAGTAACAGTAGAGCTGATAGGCTAGAAGATGCATATGATGAAAATCATAGTGAATATCAAGAGCCTAGAGAAACATTATATGTAATACAGTTAAGTAGCGGAGCTGTAACAACTGCAATTGCCTTTAATCCAACTGCTGTTAGCATTGATATAACATCTACGCAAGATAGGTTTCCTTTTAATGGGGTCATAGATACTGAAGAGACTGTATTTGATAATACAAAAAAAATATTAGCAAATATGCGAGGTATTTTTAATTACATCAATGGCATATATTCTTTAAAAATTGAAGACTCTGAAGCTGTAGCATTATCAATTAATGATGATGATATCTTGGAATCTGGTATAAAAGTTTCTATTGAAAACAAAGAGGAAAAATTTAATATTGTAGAGGTTGAATTTGCTAACGCTCAAAAGGATTATGAATTAGATACAGCCACTTACAAACACGTCTCAGCAACTTCTGGCCAAGATTATAAATACGATGATGGTGGTGAAGAGCTAAAACTTACAATTGAGATGCCATTTATTACTAATTATAATATTGTGTATCAAAACGCTAAGGCTGTTTTATTAAGATCAAGAAATAATAAAACTATTTCATTTACAGGCACGCACAAACTACTATATGTCAAAGTTGGAGAGCTTATATCAGTAACTAATTCAAGAGTTGCAATGTCAGCAGAGCAATACAGAATTACCAAAATGACTATAAATAATGATTTAACTGTAAGTGTTAATGCAGTCATTTATCAATCAAACATTTATGGCTATGTTACACCCCCAGATGAAAATATAGAAATCCCCGGGGACATGGTTGATTCGTTTAAAAGCGACACCCCAACTAACCTTAATTTTGTAGATAAAGACCCAACAACAGGAGTACAGCCTTACTTAACCTGGACAAACCCAACTACATATCCAGCATATGAATTTAGAGTTATTGTTAAAGATTCTAATGACAATGTTAAATATGATGGTAGAACTAAAAACAATTTTTTTAATTTAACAGGCTTAGAGGTTGATAACGGATATACGGCTGAAGTTAGATCATTAAATACTAATTATGTTGAATCACAGGCTGCTACATATAATTTTAATAATTCAGTACCACCAGTGCAAAATGATGATTTGGGAAGTGGATCTGTTACTGATTCTAAAGTTGCAGACATATCAGCAGATAAAATCGATACAGGTGTTCTTAATTTAGGGTCTGAGCCAGGTATGGCTATAAGACAAACCAAAACTAGCTACAGCTCTACAGCTACAGGTTTTTGGTTAGGTAATGATGGTGGTACACCTAAATTTAACATAGGCACTAGCACTAACTATTTGCAGTTTGATGGTTCTAATTTACAAATTTCAGGAAATATATCAGCAACCACAGGTACTATTGGCGGCTTTGCTGTTGGTGTTAATTATTTAAGAGCAGGAACAGGCACTTCAAGAATATCTTTATCAACAGTAGATGGTATACATCTAGGAGATAATACTTTTGCTAATGCACCATTTAAAGTTGAATTAGATGGTTCTTTAACTGCTACAAGTGCAAACGTAACAGGCTCTATTACCGCCACTTCTTTAAATGTTACCAATGCAACTGTTACAGGAACGCTAGATGCAAGTGTGATTACAGTAAATGGAGAGGTTTTATCTACATTGGTTGCCTATGGCAGCGTGCCAGATCAAACTGGAAATTGGACTAAATTTACAGATCAGGTGGCTTTTATAAACAATGTAGATTTTGAAGACGCTGTTGTTTTTAATGAAACCGCAGGCTTTTTTGAACCTACAACTTTTGGTGATAATATTGATCTACAGGGTGAGCTTAAAGTTAATGGTGCTATAGAAGTAGTATCAAACACACCTTCTACTACAACAAACAAACTTTATAATTCTAGTGGCTTTTTATACTGGAATGGTCAAGCACTAGGAACTGGTACTGGTGATATTACAGCAGTAGTAGCAGGTACTAACTTAAATGGTGGTGGTACTTCAGGTTCAGTTACTTTAAATCTTGATTCTACCATTACAGGTAATCACACCTTTTCTAACAACCTAATTATCGGTGGTGACTTAACAGTTCAAGGCACTACAACAACTGTAAACACAGATGATCTAAACGTAAAAGACAAAAACATTACCCTCAACTATTCAACGGGTGATTCATCAGCTTCAGCTAATGGTGCAGGTATTACCATTCAAGATGCTGTAAGTGCTACCCAAGATGCTACGTTAACTTGGAACACAAGTAGTGATAGATTTAACTTTTCTCATGGTTTAGATTTTCCTGATTCTACTTTATTAGCATTTGGAGATGGCGATGATCTAAGAATACTACACAACGGAACAAACTCTGTGTTTTCAAACTACACAGGAAATCTTGATTTTAAAAACTTTGCAGATGATACGGATATAAGGTTTTGGTCTGATGATGGTGCAGGCAACTCTGCTATATATTTTAGATTAGATGGCAGCCAAGCAACTGCAAGTCAGAAGATTACAAGATGGGATGATAACAGTCGTATAGCACTGGGTAGCACTAATGACTTGCAGCTTTACCATGATGGCAGTCATAGCTTTATTAGAGATGGCGGAACTGGTCATTTAAAAATACAAGCTACAAACCTTAAGTTACAAGATGAAAGTGGCAACAACTATATAGACATGATTGATGGTAGTTATGTTCGCCTAATGCATAACGCAAATACCAAGCTAGAAACAACCTCAACAGGCATAGACGTAACAGGCACAGTAACAAGTGATGGTTTGACTGTTCAAACTACACAAGGCGATATAGCCATCGCAAACTCAGCATCATCATTAAACTTTGCAAGAGCAGGTACAAACTATATAAGAGCAACAGATGCAGCAGGTCATTTTAAATTTATTACTGGTGCTAATGATTTTGCAACACAAAGATTAAATATAGCCGCTAACGGAGACATATCCTTCTATGACGATACAGGCACAACTCAAGGTTTGTTTTGGGATGCTAGTGCTGAGTCACTTTGTTTAGGCAATACAATTGCAAGTGCATCATTAGATATAAGAAAAGATAGTGGGTTTGCACTTAGGGCAGAAAATAACTTAGGACATTATTTTAGAGTTGCCGCAGGAGGTAATACTGAAATAGGTGGTACTTTAGATGTATCAGGAACAGTTACTGCTACAGGTGATGTAAGAGCAGATACACATTTTAATTCTACTGACACTAATGCAACTTTATCAGCAACAGGCACAGGCAATGTATATTTAAGACCAAATGGCAAATCTTCTACAACAGGTCAAGTACACATAGCAACTTCAGGAAACGCTACCTTTGCAGGCGATGTATCTTTAACAACTGGTGATCTTGCTGTTGAAGGCACGATAGAGCTTGGTAATAATTACATAATTCCAAATACAGATGGAACAGCAGGACAGGTTTTAAAATACCCACCAGCAGGAGGAAGCTCAGCCCTTGTATGGTCAGACGTTGACGCGGGCGCAGTTACATCTATTTCTAATAATGCTAACAACAGAATCCTTACAGCGACTGGCGGGACTACTATTAATGGTGAATCAGGCTTAACTTTTGATGGTGCTACTTTAGGTGTAGTTGCAGATATAAGTCTTGGTGATAATAAGAAAATATACTTAGGAACTGGAAATGATACTGAGATATATTTTGATGGTTCTAATAGTTATTTTCTAGGTACTGGTAACACTTTTTATACAGGTGCTACTAGCGTAACTTTAGCATCAGGTGTTAGTGTTGGTTCACAAACATATCTAACAGCAGATTATTCTAATGGCGTTAAGCTATATCACACAGGTGCTATCAAGGCAAAAAGTACAGCGACTGGTTTTGATGTAACAGGAACAGTTACAAGTGATGATACTGTTATTAGTGGCTCAAACCCTACGTTAACAATTTATGAAACAGACACAACAAACCTAAACACACGTTTTGACAATGGGGGTGGTGACTTATATATCCAAACTGTAAACGATGATGGTAGTAACGCAAAGACCCGTATGTTGATAGACCATGCGACAGGAGATATTAATTTAGGTTACGAAGACACTGGAACAACTGCAAAACTATTTTGGGATGCTAGTGCTGAGAGATTGGGTCTGGGGACAACTTCGCCTGATAGAAAATTAACAGTTTCAGGTACACTTGGTATTGGTATAGATGATTATATTGTTCATAATGGAGATAGTAATAGTTTCTTTGGATTTAACGGTACAGATTCTTGGAAAGTTAGAACAGGTGGGGGAGATAGATTCGTTATAGGTAATAATAATTCTTATTTCAATACTAAAGTTGGAATCGGAACAACTTCGCTTTCCAAAGAGCTAACGATTGCAGGTACAGCACCAATGCTTAGGTTGCAGGAAAATTCTGCTTCATCTAAACGTCTTGATATTAGTATAAGTTCTTCTGCTGTGGGAATAATTGGTGCAAATCAGTCAGCAAGTGCCTTAGCTTTTGAAACAACTGGCTCAGAACGAGCAAGAATAGACTCATCAGGCAATTTTTTAGTGTCAACTACTAACGCCGCTGTAGATACTGGTGTTGCTTCAGGTGTTGTTTTATCAGCCAACGACCAGTTGCTTGTTGGTACTAGTGCTACACACTCCGCTGCATTTAACAGAATTGGCGGTGCTAGTGGTGATATCATACAACTGAAACATAATGGCTCAACAGTTGGTTCTATTGGTAGTAGAGCTAGTGCAGTTTCTTATATTGTTCTTGACCCAAGAAGTGCAAGTAATGGTGGTGTTGGTATAGGTACAACTGGTCAGGCTATAGTTCCTACTGATTACTCTGGTGCTAATGTAAACGGAACTAAAGATTTAGGAAATGCTAGTCACAAATGGAAAGACCTCTACCTTTCAGGAAATATTACATCAGGAGCAATTACAAGCACAGGTGCAGTATTAATTGATGTAGACAATCAAGCCAATGGTGCTTTAAGAATTACAGCTAACCAAACCAATCCTAATA